TTTTTTGCCATTTTCCGTTTATTTTTTGCTCAAAATCATAGCAACTATAACTCTGTTGTGACACTTGACAAATCATGTCATAACCCAATTTTGTGGCTGCTATTTTGGCCGCCCTAGCAGTTTTATATGCACAGGCGGGGTATTTTGCTTCATCTTTATATACTAATGTAAACATAATTTTATCCTTTAAATTAAGTCCGTAAGCCATTGAATAGCAAGGCTTTTTGGGATTCTACACTCCCGGTTATTAAGCTGAATAATCACGTATTCGTTAATGCTTTTTTCAATTGCTTGCTTTAGGGCTTCATACGTGATAAGCATTATAATAAGTCCTTGAAATGAGAGGCGTTTGCATAATAAAAAATGTGATTTTCGAGGCCAGTCCGCTCAGTTTTAATCAAGTAAAAACCGCCATTTTCTAAGGCCGCTTTATCTGTCAAAGCCTGGTTTAAAATATCCAAGTCCCCGCCTAAAATAGGCAGCCGATAGATTACGGCGGACGGAAAATTTTTAATTTTTAATTTTTTAGCAATTTTTAATCTCATTTTTAATCTCGATTTAGTTTATTTTACGCGCGGCAAGGCGCGCACATGGCCAACAACTGGTGGGGACAATGAAGAATTATCGACAGTTAAGGTTATACCTTGCTTGCTTGCTTGCTTCAGCTTCAGCCAACTGCTCTTTTAAATCCGCGTATTCTGGGATTTGTTCCAAATCGTAATCATCTACAAAATTATTGTACCCCTCACGATACGCGGGCAGGTCAGTGCGATATAACGCAAGGCTTGCACTGTACGAGTAGCCGCAAATTTCTATGTCGCCGTATCCCTCATCTAAACTCTCATCAAACTCTGACTCACTTACATACTCCGAGGGGTCAAAGGTATCCAATTCGTTTTGTAAGGCAGTGATTTGCTCGTTTAAATTTTTCATTTTATTTTATCCTTTTAGTTTGTTTGGTTTACGTGCTTAGTATAACAGTTTTTCACTAAGCATGTAATTATATTTTAAATTATTTTATTAAATCCGTGAGGCAGTGTAGATTAGTCCAGTAGTTCAACATTGCCGATTCCGGCTTCGGCGTAAAGGTCTTTAGAGACCCAGTTTTGTCCGAAAAAGGCTATCACATCCGCGATATTGTCACAAACTTGGACACTATGAGTGTTACGCTCGCCTTGCCACAACGTTACTTCTTCTTTTTTACAAACAAACTTTCCGCCGATTGTGCGCCACAACTCAAGATTAAACCAACGGCCGCGGTCGTTGTAATCATCTCTACTTGACACAAAAGCGAGGCGAACACCCGTAAACTTCAAGTCACTGCCGCTGTCACGCTCAATCTGAAAAATTTCCGCATCATCTTCTTGGGGTGCGCCGTCATCTAATACTTCATACTCAGCACAATAAGGCAATAACAATCTCGCCTCGCCTCTAAAGTCTTCAAAACCACCAGCCTCATTTTCGATTTCTTCGGCATTCATATCAACTTCATCCGAATCTTCATCAATAAAAATGAAATTCTGTTCTACCACAGGCTCGTTTGCTATGTAAATATCAAAATCGAACGAAGCCTTATACGATGCGCTTTGCACGTTAGCATGCCAATCAAATGACAATAACAATTCCTGCTCCAAATACTTTGCTACATACTCAACACGTCCAACCGCTGAACGTTGATAGACAGCCGTGTTGAAGAGTTGCCCATCATTGTCTTCGCCAATAGGGATATCAAAATTATCATAACTTGTATCGCCCAAATCTATACCTTTAATACGGAAAGACAAACCGGAAAGTGCAGAAAGGGGAACTTTGATTAGGTTTTTCATTTTATTTTATCCTTTTAGTTTGTTTGATTTATCTTGTTTACGGGTTTATTATAGTATAACACGACTACACTAGCAAGCTTTATTGTAAATATATTTTAATCATTTTATGTGGGTAACTTAGCGGCCTTGCTGACGATGCTGACGATGCTGACGATGCTGACGATGCTGACGATGCTGACGATGCTGACGATGCTGACGATGTGGAAAAAAGGGGTGCACACCCCCAACCTTGGCACGATATATGCTCTTTCCACACCGCTAAAAATTTTGACACCTTTTTTCAGTTTAACAACGCTTTACTCATACAAACACCCCAAGCTAACTCCGATAACTCCGCTAATACCGCTTACAAACTAACAATGCGTTACCGTTATAATCCCGCAACACAAAAATAACCTGTGCTAAAATCAACGTAATCAAGGAGATGGCACATGGAATTAAAGTTATCAGTACCCCAATCAAAGATATGGGTTAGTAAAAAACGCTTTAGAGTGGTGCTTGCGGGACGAAGGCTAGGTAAGACATTCTTTGCGTTGGCATGGCTAATCGACGAAGCGGATAAACGCCCGAATGGTGAGTGTTGGTATGTCGCACCTACCTACTCTATGGCTAAGAATATCGCGTGGCGACAGCTAAAGCAGTTGCTAGAAGGCCACGATGTCAAGACCAACGAGGCAGAGTTGACGATAGAGTTACCCAACGGCTCGCGTATACAGCTAAAGTCAGGCGAGAAACCCGATGCGCTACGTGGTAGTAGTCTACGCGCTTGTGTTTTAGATGAAGCAGGGTTTATGGTCAAAGAGGTATGGCAAGATTCGATAAGCCCCGCTACGTCAGACCAAGAAGCCCCTGTATTATTCATTTCCTCACCGCCAGTAAGTTTTAACTGGTTTACGGATTTGTATTTAAACGCCAAAGACGACCCCGACTTTACAGAAGATTGGGATGCGTTTCAGTTTACGACCATTGAAGGCGGCAACGTATCGGAGTCGGAGATTGAGCGTGCTAGAAAGCAACTAGACCCGAAAACCTTTAGACGAGAGTATCTTGCCACGCTAGAAACTATGGGAGGTCGTGTCTACAGTGAGTTTGATAGAGATGTGCACGTGGCTAGTGACTTGCTTATGCCACAAGACGTGAACGAGTTGTTTGTGGGCATAGACTTTAACGTCAGCCCAATGACCGCGATTATTGCGACTAAAGCAGGTGACCAAATCCACATATTCGATGAGATACGACTTATGGACTCCAACACCTTTGAATTGGCAACAGAGATTAAGCGCAGGTACCCCAAGCACCGTATCAACGCCTACCCCGACCCCGCAGGTCGACACCGTAAAACCATAGGCCAGATAGGGCAAACGGACTTTACAACACTAGAGTCGTTTGGCTTTTATGTATATGCCCCGAGGAAGATAACGAGTGTACAAGACGGGATTAACACAGTGCAATCCGCGCTACGTACAGCAGACGGCCAAGCCCACTTGTACGTACACCCGAGTTGCCGTCACTTGATAACTAGCTTTGAGCGTTTCGTGTACAAAGACGGCACGGCCATACCTGACAAAGCGGGGGGGTTTGACCACCAACTTGACTGTTGTCGCTATTTAGTGGCTAGTGAAAGACCTATTTTGCAAGCAGTACCTAAATTCGAGATTAGGTTTGCGGTATAATATCAACAACTTACACGAGGAACATAAACATGGCCGTTGACAGTCAACACCCTGAGTACCAATACTACGCACCGATATGGACAATGATTGACGATTTTGTCATGGGTGAAAAGCAAGTCAAAGAGCGTGGGATTTTATATCTGCCTTTCCGTGAGAAGTGGACAGCACAGACGTACTTAGACTTTAAAGAGTCAGCACCGTTCACCAACTTCACAGTGCGTACTATCAACGCGCTGTTAGGCTCTATGTTTACGAAAGACCCTTATGTGAGCCTAGCCGAACCTATTAACTACTTGCTAGACAACGCAGACGGGCGCGGCAATGGTTTGAATCAGCTAGTACGCCGACTAGGCCTTGAAACGATTAAGAAAGGTCGTGCCGGTGTGTTGGTTGACTACCCACGGGTGTTGGCTGACAGCGGGGAGCGCAAGCCCTCGATTGCACAGACAGAGAATCTAAAAGCCACGATTGCGCTGTACGATGGCATGAAGATTATCAACTGGAAAGAAGACGACAAAGGTCTAACGTTGGTTGTCTTAGCTGAGATTATCGAAACCCGCTATGATGACTTTGAAGCGGAACTAGAGATTCAATACCGTGTGCTGCGTAAAGTGAATGGTGTATACACAGTAGAGTTATGGCGCGACAATGTGATGACCGACAGTTACACGCCAAGAGATGCCCGAGGTAAAACCTTTGACACCATTCAGTTTTTCTTCAACGGCTCGGTCAACAACGATGCGACTTGCGACAGTAGCCCCGTGTATGAGATTGTTTCTAAAAACAAAACGCACTACCAGCTAGAAGCTGAGATTATGCGGAATATCCGCTTAGTGGGCGCGCCCATGCTAACAATCAGTATTGGCGATATGTCACCTATGCAGTTCTTAGAGATTAACGGCATGGCCGATGGCTCGCCACTAGAGTATGGCTCTTCAAGAGGGCTAATCCTAGGTGCACAAGGCTCTGCAAACCTGTTGCAAGCCACGGCTAACGACATGGCACAGACTAAAGCGGACAACGTGCTGAAAGAGGCCATTATGTTAGGCGCACGGCTAGTTACTAAAGGCGGCTCAAGTCGCGTAACAGCCGAACAGATTCGTATTGAAACGAGTGCTGAGAATGCGGTCATCAACTCTATCGCCAAGAACATTGAACACACAATGATTAAGGTGTTGTCTAGCGTGTCGCTGTTTATGACAGGCCAAATACTGCCCTCAGAGTTCAAAATGTCTACTGAGTTCTACGCGCAATCGCCCGACCCACAGGTGTTGATGTTCGCAAGAGAGATGTTAATGTCAGGTCTGTTAGCGCCTAAAGACATGCTGGACTTGTTGAAAAATAGCGGTTTAATCGACACCAACCGCACGATGGCGGATATTATGTCTGAGGGCAAAGCCTATTTAGACACGCTACCTAAAGAACTGGAAATAGAATCGGAAGCCGAAGTTCAAACAAATATTGTACAACCGCAATAAGTGTATGATATTATTCGATTTGAGTATGTTACTCACAAACAGTAAAGGATGATGACGATGGAAGATGTAACAGCGCCAACAGTAGTTGACACAGTAGTAACGCCCGATGTGGATGTAACCGAGCTGCAAGCAGAGATTGAACGCTTGCGTAAGCATAATGACACGTTACTCGGTGAAAAGAAATCTACTTCACAAAAAGCTAAAGATGCGGAAGCGGAAGCTAAACGCCTTTCAGAAGAGAAAGCTAAACGTGACGGGGATTATGAAACGTTATTGCAAACCCGTGAAAGCGAGATTGCACAAACTACTGAAGAATTAACACAGCTACGTAACACGGTAGCCAACAAAGAAAAATCATTGTACTCCAACGATATTGTGAATGGCTTAGACCCAGTAGACCAATACGCGGGGGAGGTAATTAATAGATTTGTGGCGGACCGTCTAGTCTATAAAGATAACCAAGTTCTTATCACGGACGCTAACGGTAACGAAAGCGCCATGACAAAAGCAGATTTAATCTCTGAATTACGCAAAGACCCAAGGTTTAAACACCTTGTTGCGGGTTCAGGTGCTACGGGTAGCGGTGCTACAGGTGGCGTATCAGGTAACAGTGTTACACCAAACCTTAACGCGACAGCCGCTAAAAATAAAGGCGACTTAGCAAGCTATCTTAAGCACACACTTTCAGGAGTAATTTAATATGCCAAATATCCAAACTTCAGGCGCATTAGCCGCAGCACTAAATGATAAGGTTATCAACGAAGCGTTTGAAATCGCCCGTTCTAACCGCACAGGTATTCTTCAAGTTGTAGGTATGGGCGGAGCGCGTCAAGCCTATGACGGTTATAAAATGGGCTGGTTAGACTTCCGTGTAGACGCGACAAGTTCAACTGTAAACGGTGCTGTTTTAGTTGGTGGCACTTCAGTAACAGTTGCAACAGGTGAAGGTTCTAAGTTCCGCGCAGGTATGACTGTATCGGTAACTGGTTCTGACGAAGTTATGGTAATCACCACTGTTGTTGGTGATGTACTTACCGTTGTTCGTGGAATTGGTGGTACTACCGCTGTAGCTATCGACACCGGCGCGGTTGTTGTAATCGACTCTGTAGGACGTGAAGAAAACTCTACCGCTGAAAACGATGGTATTTTCCAACCTGACACTGTTGAAAACTTTTTCCAAACTATGGATACTGCTGTAGAGTTCTCAAGACGTGCCTTGGCTACCGCGCAGTTTGGCGATACTAACGCATTGGCTTTCCAAGTTTCAGAGCGTATTCGTCAGCTAACCATTCAAATGGACAGAGCGTTGGTTCGTGGTCGTAAATTCAGCCAAGCAATTGGCGGCAAAGATGTTTCTTATACTGGTGGTCTTCGTTATTTCTTAGACCAAGCGGGTGCTATCAAAACCGATGCTTCAGCACAAGCCTTGACCTTAGATATGATTAACAACTTAAACGAGGAGGTGGTCGCTCGCGGTGGCAATACAAACACTATCGCAGTTGGTATCAAGAAAGCCCGTGAATTGAGCAAATTGGTTTCGGCCAACTACTCAAGTGACCGTTTGGCTAATTGGTCAGCTGATGAAGGTTCTTTGTTAAGTCTACCATCTGATTTGCCATTGTTAGGTAACGTGAATCAAATCGTAGTTGACACCAACTTAGGTGCTAATGAGTTGGTAATGTTTGACCGTGGTATGATTTCAATCGTTCCTATGGCCGCCAACAACGCTAATGCTTCAGGCGCTTGGCAGACTAAGGATGCAACCGCTCCTGGTCAAGACGGTGAGCGTGTACGTATTCTAGGTGACTTCGCTATCGAAGTTCGTCAGTCTAAGTCACACATGGCTCGTTTACACAACATCCTTTAAGGAGGTAGGTAATGAAGTTTAAAGCAGAAGCTGGAAAACTCGTTACCTTTCAAAACCGCCTTCTCCGTTTCGACAGAGAAGGTGTTTATGAAACTAACGATGTAGAGGAAATTCGTGTTTTAGGATTTGCTATTGGAGTTGAAGCGCAAGCGGAGGCCAAACCAAAAACCAAACCAAAAGAACCCGAAGTCGACACGTTCTAAGTTTAAAACGAACCCGCATAGTGCGGGTTTTTTATTGCATATAAGATTTATTACTTTTTAATGGTAAACTTTATTATAAGCGGGTTATAATAAAGTTTCACACGAAAGAGGTTTAAATCTTATGAGTAACTACCCAGTAACAATTGAGTTTTTTGGTAATGTAATCCATGCGCAGACGCAAGGCAATTTAGTATGTTTAAACGACTTATTCAACGCAGGGAACGCGATGAGGCTATCATTAGGTAAAGCCTCTTTACAGATGAATGCTTTTCTAAACAGCAAGGGGCTAGCGGAATACGTGGACGCGGCTTCAAGCGAGTGGAATATACCGTCAGTCAGTTTTATAAAAAGGGAAGGTCGTGGAAAAACTACAAAAACATACGTCCATATCTCCATAGCACTACTAGCCGCAGAATCTATGTCCCCGAGGTTTCATGCCCATGTACACAGGGTTTTCATCGAAGGAAAGCTATTAGAGTTTAGGGAGAGAGGCGGCACGGAGTTTAAAAATCTTAATGCGGCCATAGACCAGTACCTGCCAAACAGAGAGGGTAAAGACAACAAAGGCGTGTTTATTCAAGTGGCAAAACAAATCCGAACTAGGATTATGGACGAAAATGCTAAAACCGAGGATTGGAATCAGGCTTCAGTTGCCCAAACACACTTGAGGTACGAATGGGAAAATAAAATGTGTGATATGTTGCGACTAGGAGTAATCCGAGATTTCGAGCATTTAAAGAATGTAATATCAAACCTCTAAGTTTAAAACGAACCCGCCTAGCGCGGGTTTTTTATTGTGTGATATAATCTTTTCAACAACTTACATAGGAAATATCATGGCGTATTCAACAACAGACGAGTTTTTAGACTATTGCGTTGCTCGTGGCTATATGGTTATAAAAGACCCAAGTGTGGTACTGACGTTGGCGAATGATTGGATAGAAGCACAAGTCTACAAAGGCGAGAAGACTATCCCAACACAAGCAACAGAATGGCCTAGAGCGTTTGTTGAAATCTACGGCTATGAAGTGGCTTCAGATGAAGTACCGGACGCGATTAAGCGTGGCGAAATGCAAATGGCTATGGAAATAGACAAAGGCAACGACCCTTACGAGGCCTTGAAACAAGAGGTTATTCGTAAACGAGTAGAAGGCGCGGTTGAGATTGAATACTCTGATAGAGCAAGTGCTACACGCGCAACCACTATCCGCTCCGTAATGCCAATCATCAAGAATTACCTTTTATCCTCCGGCGGATTATCTGTTGTAAGAGGATATTAATATGTTTGATTATCAAGAGATGTATAAGGTAGCTGCAGACCTTATCAAAGAGTTTGGCGGTGTAATCACTGTTACCACAGAAGCGACACAAGGCGAGTATGACCCCGAAACAGGCGGTTTTATTGGAGGTACGCCTGGAACAAGCACAAGCCTTCAAGGGTTGTTGCTTAAATACAATAAGCAAGAAGGTCTGTTAAGTGACACAACTATTGTGAGCAAGGCATCTAAGGTGTTGTTGGCAGGTCTAGCACCTGTTGAAGTAGGTCAGATTGTGAATATCGCAGGTGTTGGCTACACAGTAGCTTATAAAGACGTTGTGCGCCCCGACACACAAACAGCGATTATCACGGTGATGGTAGTGATGCTATGAAACCTAGTGAACACTTTGCGAAGAACATTACAAAGCTGTTCGGGCATATCAACGATGGTGTGTATATCGGGGTGGAAAACATATCCTCTAGGGTGGTACAACAAACACCCGTTGACACATACAACTCTAGGAGCAATTGGCAGTACGCGACCACAATAGGCGCAGTACGTCCGTTTTCGGAAGGTATTATGGAAAACATGACCGGCGAGTTAGAAGCGATATACTCAGGTAAGGCCACTAAATATATACAAATCAAAGAGTTATACATAGCCAACCCAACGCCTTACGCGCTTAATTATGAATTAGGCCGATACCCTAGAGAATCCGGCAAGGTAACATCTGAAGGTTTCTCTAGGCAAGCACCTAAAGGTGTTGTGGGTGCTTTTGAGAAACAAGATGCCAATACACTTAGTACCTCTGTACTACGTCAAATGAAAGGTTTTTAATATGCAAGCCACGGTAGAAAAACACTTAAACACCTTAACGCCTAAACCTGCTATTGCGTGGCCTAACGTCAAGTTTACGCCTACCATAGGCACACCATACCTAGAGCCTAAATTAAGGCCTATGATGACAACAGATGGCAGTTTAAACCGCACAGGCGTGGTCAAAGAAGATGCGCTGTACATTCTTGATGTGTACGTACCGATTGACACAGGCACTAAGGTATTGCGGGATTGGCTTATTGCACTAGAAGCGCATTTCCCCCGCAACCTGATTTTGGTGAACGGCTCCGAGCAAATACGAGTGCGTAGCATTGAACGTAACACACCGTCAACGGCAGGGGCTTGGGCGGTTCAAGGCTTAAACATTAAGTTGTACACCTTAAAGAAATAGTTGCTATAATTCAACGTGTTAGATGTCTAACTTTTTAGCTAAAAAAAAGGAATCCTATATGGCCATTGAAAATATCCAAACATCCGCAGGGACAGTAATCAGCATTTGTGCTTCATTACCAACCGCGCAAACCGAAGTTGCTTACGGCTTATTAACATTTACGGCTATTGGTGAAATCACCGATGGTGGTGAAGTTGGTGGTACTTACGGTGAAGCAACGCACACGCCTTTAAGTTCACGCTTAGTTCAAGGCTTGAAAACCAGCTTTGACGCAGGTACTCAGACTTTGCAATTGGCTGTTGACACGGCCGACGCAGGGCAGGCTTTGGCGTTGACTGCTTTACATGATGATTCAGACTATGCATTTAAGATTGTAATGCAAGATGGCTCTATCATTTATTACCAAGGTAAGGTAATGTCGTTCCCTATCAATATCGGTTCTGTTGAAACAATCGTGAATACTTCTATTTCGGTTCGTATCAACTCTTACCCTATCGTAGCGTTCGTATAAGAATAGTGGCAATTGTTGGTTCGTCATCTCCCCAACAATTGCCCTTTTATTTGTTTTTAAAAGATGACACTAATTCATTTCATAAAGGATGACACCATGAAATTATCTCTAGTAAAACCAACGGCTGTAACGGCTGTACTTATTCTAAAAGACCCCAAAACGGACGAAGTTTTAACCAACTCCGCAGGTGAAACTATGTCTATCGAAGTTGCAGGAATGCAATCACAGGGCGCTAGAAACGCGTACCTGAAAATCAATAGACGATTAAAGCCTCGCAACGTAGTGCAAGCTGAAAAGCAACGCCCTAAACTACTTGAGTTGAAAAGTGAAATCGAAGAAGCGTATGCTGCTGAAGACCTAGACGATGTGAAAGCTAAACAGCTAGAAATCGACTACAAGCAAACTGTTGATGAATTAGACGCAGCTACCTCTGTTATCGAAGCCCACAGTAGCGGTATCGGTGCTGAAGTATTGGCCGGCATTACGGTTACTTGGGCAGGGCTAGAAGATGACAAAGGCGCTATCAAGCACAACGAGAAAAATGCCATTGCTCTTTACTCAGCTAATGATTGGATTGCTACTCAAGTATTAGCCTTTGCATCTGACGAGGGCAACTTTGCCCCAAAGATGTAAGCGCCTTAACTCTGTACACCAAGCATCTTGCTTGGTTACAGGCCGTACCGGATAAGAAAGCTGATACTGAGCCACCAACACTGTGTCGGTGGGAGAAACTAGAAAACAATAAGTCTATTCTAGTCAACCTACCCGAAGTCACACAAGGCCGTTATATTATTGCGTGGCTAGAAGAAATAGGGTGGTACAGTATTGGTGGTATGGGTAGTCCTATTCCGCTTACTTGGTCAGAAATTCTTGCTTGGGCAAGCCTTACAAAAACTGAGATTACGCCCGATGAAGTATTGCTTTTGCGAAACTTGTCTAAGCACTTCGTGTCGTCATTCTCAGAATCTAAAAACCCAAACACCCCGGCACCCTTTACTGACGCAAGCAAAGTAGACCAGGACGTTGTTAAACAGCAACTCTTAGCATGGGCGCAGTCTTTTCCTAAACAATCAACAACTTAATGCTAAAATACCCTCACGCGTAATCAACTCTTGAGGGTACACACATGGCTGAAATCACACAAATTGGTATTAAGGTAGTCGTTGACGACTCGCAAGCCAAAAAATCCCTAGAACACATCAATGTCCAAGTGGCTACGCTCGAACAAGCGCATGTTAATTTAGGCAAATCTGCCGAAGCCTCCGCTAAAACACAAGCCGCTGCCGCAGCTAAAGCAGAAGCTGCCAACAAAGATTTGGCGCAGAGTGTGGCCCACGCTGAAAAAAACGCCCGCGCCCTCCAAGTTGCGGAACGAAAAGCGTCGGATGAAAAAATAGCAAATATGCAAAAAGCTACAAACGCTTTTGCAGGCATTCGTGAAGCCACGGCGCTAACCCGCAAAGAAACAGTTTTGGCTGAGTCAGCCTATAAAAAGATGTTCGATACGCTAGAGCGTCAAGCAATCACCTCGGCCGCGGCTAAAGAAAAAGCATTGGCAAGAGAAGTAGCGGCTAAAGAAAAAGCTATCGCTAAAGAGATAGCGTTGCAAGAAGCTGCTACTAAAAAAGTGGAAGTTGAAGCGACTAAAGCGGCACTGGCTAATGAAAAACTAGCTAAGACCACACACCTAGCCTCAACCGCCTACACAGGTTTAAACGCCAACATCGGCAAGTCAGCTATTGTTATGGCTCAGTTTGCGGGTGTTACCAACCGTACCAACGCCACGCTGGGTATTTTGGTCAACAATATTTCATATATGATTGCCGGTACGTTTGCAATGCGAGCAATCGTGCAAGCAACAGACAACTTTTCTAAATTCAATTCTCAGCTAAGACTAGCTACGGATTCAAGTGCCGAGTTCGCTAAAGTGCAAACAGCTATGGTAGGCATAGCTATGGAAAACCGAGTTGAAGTTATAGGGTTGACCAAAGTGTACGGTGCTTTAGTTAGCACTATGGGGGCTTTGGGCGGAACTAGCAATGATACTTTAAAAGTGGTTGATTTATTCTCTAAGGCTTTACAACTGTCCTCCCCCACCGCGACGGAGGCTTCCGCAGCAACGTTGCAGTTTGCACAAGCTATGGGGGCGGGTGTTTTACGTGGTGAAGAATTTAACTCTATCATGGAAAACGGACGCGGTGTCGCACAGAAATTGGCTGATGGATTAGGCGTACCGATAGGTGCGCTACGTGCTATGGCGGAAGCGGGTGCGTTGACATCCGAAGTGGTAATTAACGCCATGTTCGCGCAAGAAGACGCGATACGCAAAGACTACGCATCAATAGAAATCACAATATCGTCTGCCCTTACAAGACTAAGAACAGCGGGCATGATGTGGGTAGGAACAGCCGATGAAACAGCCGGCGCGTCAAAAGCCTTAGCAACCGCTATTAGTGAAGTGGCGTATGGGTTTATTTTCGTGACAGAACACATAGATAGATACGTTCTAGCTAGTAACTTTGCTCAGGCCTCGACATCAAAAGCAGCAGAGGCTGCAGGGGATTTGTCTGAAAAGCTGAATATGGGGGAAATTCTAACTACCGCGGCAAAACTAACGTATTCATTAGGAACAGCTTTTGACAAAGTAAGTTTGACCGTGGGGACGTTATACGCTTCTATGTTTATGTTAGCTAACTTGGATATGGCGGGCTATCGTAGCGTACAGGACGATGCAGTAAAACAAAACGCTTTGTTGACGGAACAGTTGCGCCAATTTGTACTGAAACTAGACGATGTGACCGAAGCGCAAAATCGCAACCTAACCGTGGGTGGTATGTTGCTCGAACAAGAAAAAGGCTTAGGAGGTCAACTCGAACAATTATTTAACCAAACAACAGCTTTCGGGCTATCTATCGAAGAGGTTTCAGATTTACTATACGGACAGGCATTGGCACACAAAGAAAATACAAAAGAAACCGAGAACGCCAAAAAAGCCACATACAACCATTTAAAATCAGTTTCTGATTTAGATTTTGAACTTAAAAAACTTAGTATGACCACTAAAGAAATTATCGCCTTGGAAAGCTACCTAGCTAGTATCCGAGGAGGGTCTACTGAAGACGAGGCTTGGGAAACATCTACCCGCAATGCTTGGCTACAAGAGGAAAAAGAAGCGTTAAAAGAAACAGAGACCGTTAAAAAAGATGCCGAAGCCAATCAAAAGAAACGTGACGGGGATGCAAAACAACAGGCTGCGGACGCACGCGCATACCAGCTAGACCAAGAAAAGCAGTGGTCGGCTGACTTGCTCGCGTTTTACCAAGAAGAGCAGGACGAAAAAACCAAAATAGCCGAAGCTACCGAAAACCTACGAACAAACCTAGCAAATGACCGCTACGATGCCGAAGTTGCGTTGTGGGATGCTGAAAAAGAGTTGCTAGGGGATACTGCCAAACTAGCTGACTCCGTTGGCGATTACGGCGATTCTTGGACGCGCACAGGCAATCAAGCTGTTGACGCTATGGGTTCGATGATGGCCTCGATGGCCAAGGTTAGTAAAGACGAAGCTAAGATTGCTAAACAAAAAGCCCTATTCAGAACGGACGAAGCAAAAACTTCTAAAGAGTATCAGTCACTTTTAAAAGCCGAACGTGACGTATCAGTTAAAGGCTCAATGGATATGCTTGCGGCTTCGATTAGCATGTTTGAAGAGGGGTCGGCGGCTCAGGAATTGGCTCACAAAGCCTATTTAGCTATGCAAGTAGCAGAGTTGGCGGCCACAGCACCAAAGGTAATTATGGATGGCGTTGCGGCTGTTATGGCCCAAGGTAAAGGAGACCCTTACACTGCTATACCGCGAATGGTTGCCATGGGGGCAATGGTTGCTGCTACATTATCGCAAGTTGGTTTAGCGTTTGGTGGCGTTAGTGGGGCTAGTAGCGCAAGCTATTCACAAGTTCAGCAGTCTGAATATAGTGTGTTAGGCGGTGGCGAATCTGCAGCGTGGGAAAACTTTACTCAAAAATTGATTGATGTTGGGGCAGACCAGTACAGCGAATTACGTCAAATAAACGACAACACAAGGTTTTTAAACCAAGCCTTAGCGCAAGCAACAGGCGCTCTGTATTCAACGGGCGACATTACTGGATTAAGTACTGATTTAAGTAGCTATAAACAAGGCGGCTTTCAGGATTTGATGGATATGGCGATGGGCAACCCAATTGGGGATTTAGTTGCTCAAATTCCCGTTGTCGGTGCGTTATTTGAAGGGCTTGGCGGGCTTGTAGGGAACATCGGAAACGCAATATTCGGCGGTGGGACAACAAGGACATCCACAGGTTACGGGGTAAGCCTTGGCGGCAGTTTGGACGACCCGACTGCTAGCGGGTATCAGTCGATTAAAAAGAGAACTGACGGCGGGTGGTTTGGAAGTTCAAAAACGAGCTATTACGACATTTATAGCGAGGTTGATGCGCAAGTCACAGACGCAATATCTAAAACTTTTGATTATGTTGGCGATTCGCTTGTAAACATAGGGGACTTGCTAGGCCAAAGTGTTGTAGATGAGATGAGCGGTTTGGCTATATCTGTAGGCAAAATTGATTTAACTGGAAAAACTTCAGCTGAAGTACAGGAGGCACTAACAGCGGCAATTAACGTCCAAACAGATAAATGGGCGTATGAATTATTCGACGAAGTTATTAACACTTACCAAAAACTCAATGAGTCCGCTTTTGACACTTTGACCCGCCTAGTGGTTGAAAAAGTAGTCGTTGAGGATATTTTGAAAACGACGGGTCAAGATGTTGGAACAGTTGATAAAATAGGGTTTGTCTTTCAAGCAGGCAAACTAAAGTTTGTTAATTTAGGCGAATTTGAAGCAGACGCGCTTGCGGTCACCCAATCGTTGATTGGTATCACGGGAAGTTTGGAAGCGTTATCCGATGCGGCGTCAACTTACTATGACTTGTTTTTCAGCGATGCGGAAAAGTTAGAACGTAACTATGGTAGATTGACGGATGTATTAGCGGAGCAAAATGTGGCGTTGCCTGCTACTCGTGATGCATACCGCTCTTTGGTGGAAGCCCTTAACTTAGGAACGGAATCAGGCCAAAAGGCGTATGTCGCTTTATTGGGGGTTAGTGAGTTGGCCGATGAGTATTACAGCAATTTGGAAGATAAAGGCGTGGATGCTTTAAACGCTTTGGCGGATGCGTTTGCTAACTTTGAGGGGCAAGCCGGTACTCTTAAAGAGCAACTATTAGCCTTGATTGACGCCGATGCATTACTTGCTTACCAACGCGAAAAGCAACTAGCTGAAACAGACGATTTGCTTAAATCAACCCAGCGCAATGTTTGGTTGCTGCAAGATGCTAAGGTTGCTCAAGACAACTACAACAGCGCATTGACAACGGCGGCAAGCTATTTAACAGGCGTGTTTAAGTCGATTCGCTCATTCACTAGCGGGTTGTTAATTACGTCCGCTTTGAGCGCAAGTACAGCCTTTGCAGGACAGTTAGAGTTAGCGCGTGGTGGCAATGTGGACGCGCTAGGCGGGATTACTCAATCGGCAGGTACGTACCTTGATATGAGTAAGCGTGAGGCCACTAGCCTAGTCGACTACCAGCGCACGATGGCCGAAACAATCAACTCGATGCACGGACTAGAGAAAGCCTTAACACCCGAACAATTTTTAGCAGACGAGATAAGCAAATCACTGATTGAGCAAACCTTAGCATTGCTGGGTGGCGAAGCAACCCTAAAGACTGATTTACTAACTGCTTTCAGTACGCTGGGGGTTGAGTCTTTAACGGCCGAACAAATTCAAGCGGCTTTAGCGGGTAACGCGTCAAGTGCAGATATTGCGGCCTTGATTGCCAATGCTGACACAAACGCCGATGGTGCGATAACCGCGATGGAAGCGGTCGAAGCGACAACCGACCCGCTGTCATTGATGGCGGAATATCAGCTTAGTATGCTCGATGGTATCTGGGAATCTTCAAGCCTTCAAGTCAACGCATTGGGGGTTTTAAATACCAGTATTAATTCCTTAACCAACGCTATGCTCCTCGTGGCGGCACAAGATAACCCCCAGAGCATCCCCATACCATATCCCATATCCATACCATTTCCCATACCCACACCGCCGCCACTACCCCGGCCAGTCATTATGCCACTATTAGAAATGGTGGTGAAGGCCGCTGAAGATGCTGCCAACATGGCTAGCACGAGTATTGGCGGCTCTTTTGCGGTTGGTACGAACTACGTGCCTAATGACATGCTCGCACAGATACATAAAGGTGAAATGATTGTTCCTGCTAAGTTTAACCCGATAACCAGTGGCCTTGGCGGGAACGGCAATACGGCCATATTGAGTGAGTTACGAGCGTTGAGAAGTGAAATAAGTGAATTAAGACAACAAGATAGACGTGCGGCATTTGAAATTGTCAAAGCGCAAAAAGATACGCGTGATATAATCGAGCAATGGAATTTTGACGGCATGCCGCAGGTGAGAACATGAAGCTAATTAGACCGACAGTAACGGCTTGCGGGGATTTATTAAGCACCAACGTACCGCAAGATTATCCGCTATGGGTAAGCGGTACAAGCTACAGCAAAGGCGCGAAGGTTGTCATTAGCCCATGCGGGGCGATGGTTTACGAAAGCATGGTAAACAGCAACCTACAGAGCCCTGAAACTGCAACTATTGATATATGGTTGCCAATTGGGGTGTCTAACCGTTTTGCCATGTTTGATACATCAAACAGCACTACCACAAGCAATCCTGAATCTATTGTTGTAGAGGTTGCGGTCACAAAGCTAACTAATGCAGTGTCGCTAATTAACGTACAGGCGGCCGAAGCACGACTAGAGATTATCGAAGACGGGATTGTCATTTATGACATGCCGATACCGTTGCGAGATTACGGCAGTGTTGATTGGTGGGATTTTTATTTTGGCGAAATTACAACATATGAGAATTACGTCAATTTTGACTTGCCAACGATTGCTAACGCGACAGGCCGTTTAACACTTAGCGCGCCTGGGGGTATTGCATCAATAGGTTCGGTCGGGTATGGCGTTGGCTTTGTTATTGGTGAATCTCTTTACGGTGTGTCACTAGGCATCAAAGATTATTCCCTAAAAACGGTTGACGATTTTGGCAATGTGTTTGTGACTAAGCGCGGGTATCGCAATACGATGGACGTATCAATAAAAGTTGATAATGTGAACATCGGTAAAGTATTAAATGTTTTAGCTGATTACAGAGCCATGCCCGCTGTTTGGGTAGCCGATGCAGAGCGCGGATACACGATTTTATTTGGATTTTACGGAGATTTTAAAGTGATTATACCTACACCCGCCCACGCGGAATGCAGCTTAAACTTGGAGGCCTTAATCTAATGGCTATTACAACAATCATTGCGCCAATGCCCGACTCACCGAATAAAAACTCTGATTCGCCTGAGTTATTTTCGACCAAGGCGACAAATTCACTGCAAGCACAAGCTAACCGAGTAACGCAAGAAAACACATGGGCCGCAGAGGCTAACGCTTTACAAGTGGACGTTAATGCAAAGCAAGTTACCGCCAGCAATGCAGCCACAAGTGCAACGGCCAGTGCAACAAGCGCAACGGCAAGTAAAAACGCAGCGGCCACAAGTGCAACCAATGCTGCCAGTAGTGCGTCAAGTGCCAGCACATCGACCACAACCGCGACTACACAAGCAGGAATCGCCACCACCAAAGCCACAGAAGCTGCCGCAAGTGCCGCGAGCGTTGACGATACTAATTTAGTTCATAAAGTCGGTAATGAAACAGTTGCTGGGATTAAAACCTTTAGTAGCACTATTAGCGGAAGTGTTAATGGCAATGCTGCTACAGCTACTAAACTACAAACTGCTCGCACAATCAACGGTGTGTCGTTTGATGGCGGTGCTAATATTACCGTAGTAGACTCCACTAAAGCACTACTAGATGGTTCAGCTACTCAGGCATTCTCGGCCACTACAGCTCCAGTAGGCACTAATACAACTCAAGTGGCTACCACTGCTTTTGTTAATTCTGAGATTGCTAATGATGTCGGAGTAGCTAATAGTGCAGTAGTTAAGACAGCATTAAACGCCACTGGCCCAGCACCTATATATGCTTGTAGAGCGTGGGTGAACTTCAACGGCACAGGTACTGTGGCTATTCGTGCAAGCGGGAATGTATCGACTATTGCGGATAATGGTGTGGGTAATTACACGGTTAACTTCACTACTGGTATGCCTGATACTAGTTATAGCACAATTGTTGGGATAGGGAGCGGCTCTACTGGAGGATACACGGTAAACAATAATATTGGAATATATTCTATTAGCGCGGTACAATTTGCCACACAAAATACTACACCTGCTGTAATAGACGCTCCTTATGTATTCGTCTCAATTTTTAGATAAAAGGAAAACAAAATGAAAATAATTTATAAAAATCAAGATAAATCAATCGCAATATTGACACCAACACAAGAAGCTTTAGACATTTATGGACTTGAAAAAATAGCAAAAAAAGATACTCCGGCAGGGTTACCGTATTGGATTGTACCAATTACTGATATTCCAACCGATAGAAGCCAACGAGGAGCTTGGACTGTGGATGAAGTAGCTAATACGCCACATGGATATGGCGCTATTCTAAACACATTTGAGGAGGTGGTATGATTACTTTTGACGCCACAAAACTAGCAGAAAACATTAAGCTAGATGCTCAAAAACAAGCCTTGGACGAATACAACACGGCCGTTGAAGCTATGATTGGAAAAGTATCGCAAGCTGAACTAGCTAGCTGGGCAAAGCAAGAGGCGGAAGCCCGTAACCTTACAGGTGCTACACCGCTAATTGATGGTTTAATTGTCAGTCGTGGCCTAGCTGAAACACGTGAAGAGTTGGCAGCTAAGATTATTGCTAACTCCAACGCTTATACCGCTGGTTATGCTCAAGTACTAGGTACGTATCAAGCTAAACTTAAAGCTATTGTATGAAACAGTTTTTAATAGCGATAGACCAAGTAGTCAACACCTTAGTCTACCTAAAGTCTGAGGGCTTTGGGTTTGCCGATGAGACTTTAAGCGCAAGGGCTTGGCGATTACGGGCAGATAGTAACGGCTATAAAGTCATCAACGTACTGTTCTTTTGGCAAGATAGCCACTGCCTTGCAGCATACGAAAGTGAGATGAGTCGTAAACACTTACCCGAGGAGTATCAACAATGATTCCAGCACTCCTAGCTACGATGTTAGCAGATAAAGGATTAGAGTTACTTAGTGGATTATTTGACACAGGCTCAAAAGCCGTCGTTAAAAAGACCGCCGATTTTGTTAAAGATAAAACGGGGATTGATTTGCAAGCCGAGTCTGATTTAACCGTTGGGCAGATTGCCGATTTAAAAAAGTTTGAAGCTACTCACTTTAAAGATTTGTTGGCTATGCAATACGCAGACACTGCAAATGCACGCGACATGCAAAAAGCGGCCTTGCAACAAGATGACGTTTTTAGTAAACGATTTATCTATTATTTTGCCGGTCTGTGGTCAGTGTTCGCAATGGGCTATATTTTCGCCATTACGTTTTTCGCAATCCCTGCCGATTCGGTGAGGTTTGCTGATACGATTTTGGGCTTTTTATTGGGCACGGTCATTGCGGTGCTAATCCAATTTTTCTATGGTTCAAGTGCTGGAAGCAGTAAAAAAACGGATATGCTAAACACTAAGCAACTATAATAAGCCATATTATCATTGGTTTAGGGTTGAGAATGGAAGCGGATTTAATAGTTGAAATATTAAACAATCCTGATTATGGCTGGTTAGGTTGGGCAAGTGTTTTAGTTGTCATGCTATCCGTTGTAGTCGGGTTTGTGTCTAAGCAGCTAATCACGATTGCAAAAAACATAGCAGAATTGCATAAGCAGTTTAAAAAACCAGCCGCAACGGATTACAAAAAACAGGTTAAGTATGAGGCCAATATTAGCGGCATTTTACGCACAATCAAACACGACCTACACGCAGATACTGTGATGATTTGGCAATATCACAACGGCGTGCATTCTATCGCCAATAACTCTTTACTTCGGATTTCAGCAACGCACCAATCCATTAATCAAAACGGTGTTTCATACCTTGGTTTAATTGACGGTTGGATGGCTAATTTTTTAGGCGACTGGAATAATGAGTTATTTGATGGCCGATATATTGAGTGCGCTCACGTACCTGATTTAGATAATCCTAGTCTTCGTGGGCTAGTGCAGTATTTAGAGCGTTCGGGTGTTAAAAGCATTTACTTATTCCCACTAGCCGATGTTTATGGTGCCGTCTTTGGTGTGGGTGTGGTGTGTTACAGTGGCAAAGAGCATGTAATTGATAATGCATTTTTAAAGTGGGCGGGGGCTAGATTTACGGCCATTGGTGCGATGTTGGCGGGGGTTAAAGAATGATTAATTTTAATTTTAGGAGTTTCAAATGAACAAGATTTTATTACCCGCCGGAGTGTGGACTTTAATCAGCGCAGTAAATTGCGATTTTCAAGTAATTAACGCAAATTGCGCTATCTTTAGCGGCACAAGTGTCCCTAGCGCAGGCAGCGCTGGATTCATCATTAGTGATGGTGATTTGAGGGCTTTCACTAGCGCTGGAGAATCACTATATGTCAAGCCTTTTTACCACAGCGGTCAGGCTTACGCAGTCGTAAAGGCATCTTAATATGATTACCGCAAGTAAGATGTTTGCTCCTTCTAAGCGATTCGCACCAAGTACTATGTTTAAACGTGCTTGGACGGCAGGTGGTGTGGTAGCTGAAACTATCCAACAACTATTGCAACGTAATAACGGTAGTGGTTGGTGGTTGGGTAATAGTTTAGCTGGACTGTATCAAAACAGTAACTTAACTACTCCTGTAACAGCCGTTGGACAAGTTGTTGGATTTATGCCTGACGGGGTTATTGGGTATGTTGTAGGCAACACGTTGTTAGAGGGTATCGCAAGTATAGGGGGCCGCACTATGCTTGGAGATGCGATTATTGGAAGCGTAATAGATAATACGATAAGCATTTCGACTAACCTGAGTGGCGCGGGTTCTAAATTTGATATATACTCTTGTGGAGCATACGGTGGGTGTGGTGTTTTTATTAACACTCAGCGCATGAGGTTTACATTTGATGTAACAGGTGTTGGCGTGTGCAACGCAGAGGTATGGAGGTCTAACTCAGGAAGTGTATTCGCAAGTAAAAGCAATATTGGTGCAGGTTCGCACTACCTAGACTTAATTATATCAAGCACTGTAGACCATTATATTAGATTTATACTACCTAATAACAACACATCGTTAACTTTCTCAAACTTTAAAGTGGCTAACATTTTAGGCAACCACGCAACTCAGTCCACAACGGCTAACAAGCCTTTGGTTGCTCTTGCAGCTAAGACTTTAGGTGAGCAAGAGTTTGTTACTAATGGTACTTTTGGTGCTAGTCTTGCTGGCTGGCTACAACAAACGCCAACAGGATATTCAGTAGCTAGTTGGGATAACGGAAGAGTTAGGGTTGACTACCAATCTACCGGCAATGCCGCTAGAACAGTTACACAAGTTCTTACTGGACTTACACCACTTAAAACATATCAATTTAGTGCTTACTTTGATAACTCACTAATACCTTTTACTGGTAGTAATTTCGGTTGTGTAGTGTACGCTCGCAACACAGGCGGTGGCACAGGCAACTCAATAAAGTTAGGGTTTAGAGGAACATCCACTATTTTGTTTACACAACCAGCTGGTGTAACAACTCGTGAACTTTGGATTAGAAGCGATGTTAACCTTGATGTAGCTAACCAAGGCGGGTTTTATGCAGATAATGCAACTGTAAGAGAAGTCCTAGAAACTTCTTACGCACTTAAATACAATGGCACATCTAACTTTTTAACTACTTCTTGCACTGCTGGTGGGGCAACTAATTTCACCTTAACAGTAGCTGGATTTAATGTTGGTACTAACAAAGTAGCGGCAGGTTGTATGAGTGCTGTAGCTGAATCAAGAGCGTGCATTGGTACTAACAACAGTGGTAACGCTGGGGCAGGTGCAACAACAATCACATTTGATACTTTAGCAAGTAACCAGGCCTGGTCAAGTTATCATGTTGTCACGCTTAGACGTAGTGGCGCATTGCTTGAGTTGTTTGTTGACGGTGTGTTAGCTGATACTGAAACAGGAACACTGACTGGTACTGATTTAGCTATGTACTTAGGTGCATTAAACAATAACGGAACAGCAGCTAACTTTTGGCAAGGCGATATTGCATTTACAAGCGGTTGTTTAGCGGTTGTTAATAATGCTGACAGACTAGCAATTGAACGTTACGCAGGTAGTTTAGTGGGGATTACAATATGATTAGCATTACTATTACAGACGATATTAAAGACGTGGCAAATAAAATTGCACTAGTACTTGATACTGATTCCGGAGGTGCAAATACGTTTACTTATAGTGATACTGTTGTACTGCCAGGAGAAGTTTTAACGGCAGGTGTAAGGCATGCTATTACCTCTCCACAGGCTTTATTTGAGTTTACTACTCAAGAGTATGACTTAAGATTTGCAGACCAGGTTAAGCCTACTATGGAGGAATGCACTATATTTTTGACTAACTTAACTATTGAGGTGCTAGATGATTGAGTACCTAGCCTTGTACGCTATTTTTATAGTATTGTTATTTGGTTTTATTCGGGGGTGTAAGTGATGATTAATTTCACAGTGCAAGAGTTGGTAGGCCAACAGACATATGAAGAGTATGGGGATAAGGCTTTACTTATGCTTGATATTCCGCTTATTAAAGATATTGACCAATTGACAAGTGATTTAAAGGCTGGGGGCTTATGCAATGGCGTGATGATTAATAATTGGTCGTACGCTAAACCTAGGCAAAGGGTTTTTACCGAGTCAGGGTTACGTTTATTAACCACCACCAAGGGGGTTGCACAATCTATGCATAAGCAAGGCGGGGCGTTTGACTTAAAGTTTAGTGGTGGGGATTTGATGGCGTGTTATGAGTACTTAATCGCTAATCAGTTTAAGTACCACAACATCCATCGCTGTGAAGACCCTGAGGTTACTAAAACATGGCTACATGTTGATAGTAAGCGCACCGAGTTGGCACGCATTCACGTTTTTAAGCCTTAGCCGTGCTTCTTAGCGCACTTAGCGTCACAAAACAGTTGGGCTTTATTTTCAAGTTGCACTTTACATTTTTTGTTATGGCAATATCCCGTTGGCTCTAATCGAACAACGGGTTTTCTTAAAGTCCAGCGTTCTTGAGCGGCCATTTCTTCATTTCTTTGCGTAATGTCTACATCGTCCACTTTTAGTACCCTCTTAATATTTCGTTGTGCGTTTAAATCTGTCATCTTGTTTCCTTTTATTTACAAAAACAGCCGATTGGCTCGTCATCATCAAAATCAAACTCTGCTGTTGAGTTTATGACATCCACTTTTTTATTTATCACCTCTAGTCCAACACCTTTAAAAAGATAAGGTTGTGTTTTTTTAGAGGCAAAAGAGTAAGGCTCAAGCCCGTTAAACTCGTCCTCTAGGTTTTGCAGTTCAGACCAAAGAGTTGGGTAGTTCCGCTTTAAAACCGCAAGTTTCTTAAATCCCTGCTTGGGGCAAGCCCAGCAGCCAGTCCTGCTAAAGTGGTTATAAAGAGGGTTAAACAACCCACGGTCAATCAGTATTGGGTTAACCTGTGGCTCGCTAATATTCCACTCGACCAACGGATAAAGTTTAGTTCCATTTTCCCAACCGTCAGGTATGCGTTTCGGCTCGTCTGCGGCTATCCCTATATACTCGTAAACTTTGAAGTCTTTATATTTTTCTGACCAGTATTTTTTTGTTGGGTCGATTTTAAATCTTGCAGTACACCACCCAACCCCAATAGGAAATGGAAAACCCCTTTTCTTCCCAGCGTTATCACCCTTTGACAGTTCTTTTCGCATGTGGTTAGGGATTGTATGGGCTGTTTTCCAATTTAATAATGTAATAACCAGCCCTGGATAAGAATTCTCCCAATACGCCTTACACTGTTCAATATAGTCATACATTTCAGGAAATTCCCATCCTGTATCGCAAAACACAACTTCGTCCAATGGGTCGCCACGTCTTAATAATTCGTCAACCATGTAGGTTGAGTCTTTACCGCCAGACCAACTGGCAATAAATTTCTTTTTCACTTGCTCTATATGCTCTTTGGAGGCCATTTCTTCATCTCTTTGCGTAACATCTACATCGTCCATTTCTTACTCCTTGTTGTTCCATAAATTATCAATAAGTTCCGCATGCTCATCCTCTCTGTTTTGCACTATGAAACCATGTTTATCCATAACCGCTTGAAATTGCCCTTGCTGGTCTATGGCCGACAGGTCAATAGCGTTAATATCCGCTACCCACATATCATACCAACGCCTAGCTTCGCCTACAGTAGCGGCTTGCCCTAATACGGATTGGAATATGCCCTCAAAGATTTGAGCGCGGTTAAGAAAGTTCTTAGTGCGCGCTTCAATATCGAGGCGTAGCATAGCATTTTCAATCTCTAATTTGGCAAGTCTTGCATTGGCTTGCTTGGCGGTTGGTTTAGGGGTTTTGCGTTGGCCGTTCATTAAAATTCTCCGTTAAACAGTTTCATGTGGCTGAGTAAATCGCTTTGGGTTTGTGCTTTAGCTTCAATTGCGGTAAATATCTTTTCGTCCATTGTGTCTTTAACAAGTAAATGCACGATGCGCACATGGCGTTTCTGGCCTTGGCGGTAAACACGACCGTTGAATTGCAGGTAATTAGTTAGATTCCACGTCAAGCCGTACCATACAATCACAGAGCCACCTTTTTGCAAGTTAAGCCCCATAGATGCGGATTGTGGGTTAGCTACTAACATAGGTATCTTGCCTTCATTCCAAGCGTCTATCGCTTCACCTTTAGTATCAAGTAGCACAGCTTCAGGGAAAGCCTCTAACAGCGCATCACGTTCAAATTGAAAGTTGTACGCCACTAGCATATTTTCGCTAGGGTGGGCTTCGCGTAACTCACACAACCGCTTTATCTTCTCGTCATGTACAAAGTGTGGCGTCTTGTCTGTGTCGTAGATACGACCACTAGCAAATTGCGCCAACTTGTTAGATAAGGCCACCGCGGATAGCACTTCAATGCCATCGTCTGATTCTAACTGGTGAAAAAAGTCTTTCTCCAATGCCTTGTATCGTTTCATATCCGCAGGTGATAACTCTATCATCTCTTTTAAATCGACTCTATCAGGCATTTCTAAAAGGTCTTCAACATCAAGCGTCATAGTGATGCCGGATATTTTCGTCATAATCTCTTCTTTAGCGCCAGGCAATATTTCATATCCATACCCCATGAACCCAACAGGCCTAAAATACTTGCTTTTGTAGGCGGTCATATTACGGCCTAGTCTATCGCCCTTGTCTAACAAAAATAGCTGACTCCATAAATCGAGCATACCATTGGGTAGTGGGGTAGCCGTTAGCAGTATCATGCGGTCTACGCCTTTCATAGCAGCTTTCAGAGATTTAAACCTTTGTGACGTAGGGTTTTTAATTCCTGTAGATTCGTCATATACCACCATATCCCACCGCCATGCCACGCCTGAGTTACGTACTAGCCAATGTAGCGAGTCTTGACCAATAACAGTAACCTTAGCACCTCTGTTAATGGCCGCTAGGCGGGTTTTCATGTCCCCCGTAGCCAATGCGATGTCTAGGTGCGTTACGTGCCGCCATAGCTTCGCTTCTTGAAGCCAAACCCCATTAGCCACCCGTAAGGGGGCTATGACCAAAACGTTTTGGGCTTGGCCTGTGTAAAGCAGGTCAGATATAGTGGTCAAGGCCGTTATCGCTTTTCCGAGGCCGAGGCCCGCAAACAAAGCGCACTTAGGTGTGGTCGTAGCAAAATCAATCATATCCCTTTGATAATCGTGTAGGTCGGTTCTGTCTAACACAATTCTTGCTCCTTAAAAAATGCTTTGCCTTCTTCGGCCGTCCAAATGGTGACGCATTGCACACCATGTTTGCGTAATACATCTGCCCACAGCTTCTGTAACGGGGCTACCGTACCGCCTGGTCGTTTAAACTCGACAAAGACCGTAACGCCATCTCTGATAAAAGTGCGGTCGGGAATGCCTTTATTCATAACAGGGTTGTTCTTAAAAGATAACCACCCTAACTCTTTGGCGTAATCACAAACTTGTTTTTCGATTTTCTTTTCTAGCATGTCAATTCCTCATTTCTTGTAGTTTTTACCGACCCAACCTTCAACGGCTAGCGGTATGTCGTGACCCCAACTGGGTGGAGTTGTCATTAATCGCTCAAACTCTTCTGTGTTATCCCAATCTTCAGCAACTTCCGCTACCACTTCATCATGCACGGTCATAACCGTTTGATACCCTGCTTTCTCTAACTCAATCATCGAATGCACAATCAGGTCACGCGCTGTGGCCTGTACTACCGATTGAAATATCGAACTGCCGATTAGTGGTTGGCGGATAAATTTAGTACCCCCCATGCGGGGTTTCATCATAACGGTTATGGCCTGTCCCATATCACCCCAAGGCATCATCTTTGATTCTATCTTAGGTTGATACCACTGGATAACACGGCCGCTAGGCAACTTAATTCTCAGGAAGCCCCTATCGTATATAATCTTACAACGACACGTACTGTGAACGCTTCTTGGCTTGCTAATGGCCTCTTTAGCGCACGTAAAGAATGAACGCCAAGCCGCTACAATACCTTTGTGCTTTTCACGGTAAAGAGCCACATAGCGAGCGGATTCCTCTTCTGTAATCTCAATCCCGTATTGAGCATAATAGCTACGTACCCCTACAGCCCCGCTACCAAAAAGTGCTGACAGCACAGCAGGCTTACTCTGTGTACGTTGGTCTTTGGTTACGTCTTCATACCTTACGTTGTACACCTGAGTGGCGAAGTCTTTGTACTCATCTAAGCCTTGTCTAAACAGGTCTAAGTGACTGTCTTCGCCTGCTATCCAAGGCGCGCAACGGTTTTCAATACTGCTAAAGTCGTAATCCACAAACTTGCGACCTTGGGGGGCTTCGATTGTGGGACGTATAACGCTTGATAGGGGGTCGATGTTTGCACCATAGAAAAAGTCGTAATCCTCAATATCCATACCTTTGATATGAAGGTAGGCAGCTACTGCGTCTTTCTCAGTGCCACGGCTAACATTCTGTAGGTTTAAGCCACCTCTTGAGGCGTAACGGCCTGTAGATGCTCCGTGGTACATAAATGCCCCGTAGATACGCCCTAGGTATGCCGTGTCGATTAACACATCAAACTTTTTAACCGATGTTTTAGAGGCCTGTTGTCTAATCTCTAACACACGCTTTACTGTTTCATCGGTTGTGGTTTCTAGTGCTTCACGTATATGGTCTTTAGCTAATCCTTCAACAGGGCAACCTGCGTTGTTCAGCCAAGCCTTGAGTTGCGCCACTTTAGATGAACTGTCTATGCCTGTAAGCTGATACAACTCAACATTAAGTGCCTCTTTAACTTTATGAGATAAGTCTTTGAAATGTATAGCGGATTGGATATTGACAGGCACACCGGCTAGGTTCATGCGTTGTGTAAATAACCAGGCTTGCCACTCGTAGTCTGTTAAGTCGAAACAGCGGTAGTACACTTCACGCATAGCCATAACGTCCACAACGGCATATTCCACAAACTCTAGCCATTGGTCGAGCGCATCTTCGGGCAACGTGCGGGTCTTTAGTTTATTAGGTAAACAGAACTTACGGATAAGGGCTTTGCCTGTGGATTGCTTTTGGTTGCTGATATTAAGCAAAGCACCTGCTCCGTCTAAACTAGCGGGTATGTGATTAGCCGTTGCCACGGCCATGGTGTCCCGCATTTGCTCTAGGGTAAGGGGTAGATGGTCTTTTAAGGCTAGGTAGTCGAATAAGGCGTTGTGGGCGTAAACTAAATGTCCTGCGCTTATATTGTTGATTAAGCCTTGCGGCAATGGCTCGCCAAACTGCCAAACTTGAACAGGCTCGTTGTCAAACGCATACGTTATAAGTATCGGATAACACGCTTTGGTGTAATTCATCACACCTTTTGAAATATCTGTGTCGGAATAGGTTTCCGAATCTAACCATATTTTCATTTTATTTAACCCTTTTAAAGTTTATGCCCTAATGCCTGATAATCGGCTATGGTTAAATCAAACCCCGTACCCGCTTGTAGGCTTTCTTTGCTGATACGCTCTTTGTATTTCAGTGGAAACTCCTCGTACCTTTCCAACAGTATTTTGCAGAGCAAGTCATACTCGTGGTCTGATATGTCACAGTCATCATACAGAATATAGTAGTTGTAAGAGTTTCTGATATACGTCCAAAGTAAGTCTTCGACAGTCATGGCGTTTCTCCTAGATAATAAAAAACCACCGAAAGGTGGTTAGGTTGATAAGTGTTGGGACTCGAACCCTGCTAGCAACGAATATCTAGCCTTCACCCACCGAGGTACGCTACGGATTGACGCTTATCAAGATAGGTACTGTGAGGTTATACGTGGTCGCAAACCAAACAACCACGCAATGCCTATCTTGATAAGCCCTAGTTTTTAAAGTGACTAGGAACACTTGGGGGGCTAGCTAACGATTAGAACGGTGCGTCATCTTCGTAGGAATCAAATGCATCTGAAACGTCAATCGTTGTTCCGAATGCTTCTCCAGGCTTGCTGAACTGAACACCGTAAAGGTTGCCGTTGATACGCTTGCCATAACCGTTGTTCTGCGCCCAAAGGTCTACAACTGCGTTTACATAGCAACCGCTGTAAATAACATCGTCATCGGCCGTAAGGGGGCTACGGTCACGATTTAACACCTGAGGGCGTTTGTCGTTAGCCGCTTTGAAAGTGTAAGCACCCTGATACTCAGGGCGTTCGCTTTCATCACCGTCTTTTAGACAAAGTTTATCTGAAGGGACTTTCATCTTTTTGTCAGCTAGCATGGCCGCGATGCCAGCTTTAATTTCTGCAATTTCTTTAGCATGTGTTACTTTGTCAAGAATGAAGGTGGCTTCGTATTTTCCTTCTTTGCCGTCAAAAACAGCTTTGTTAAATAGTGAAGGGAAAGATAGACGAACATTTTGTAATTTAATCATTTTGGTTTCAACCTTTTAGTTTGTAGTTTTAGTTTATTGCCCTAACTGGACAAGCATTAGTTTAATGTTTTTAAAATATAATTTCAACTAATATCTTCAAATATTTTTGAAATACTTTTACGTTTGTCGGATTCAACCGCTAAAGTGGGTCGCCCCTCAGCCTTAGCGGTCAATTCATCGACTACTTTCTTACCCAGTTGCTTTTGTGCTTCTGTAACACCAATCAGTGACTTAGAGTAAGCCTTGTCACCCAGTTGTGCTACTAATTCAGCTTCAGCTTCAGGAGTCCATTTGCGTGTGCTACGGCCTTCTACAACCTTATACCCCATGACTTCTTTACCTGACATAATATCGTCAAATACAGACTGTTCTACGGCTTTGAGGAAAGATTCAATCAAGCCTTTGTTTTGTAGAATCAACGCTTTGCGTGCGTCACTTAGCTTTGGTATTTCATCCGCCAACACTTCAAAATATCCTTGCGTAATACTCGCTGTGTGGTCTGCTAATTCCACGCAATTGGCTTTGTGTACACACCATTGGCAACTCTTCTCACTAGGCGTTCTAGGCGCATTGGGCGTTAAAGCGGCTGTGGCACGTTCCCGTACATACTCGCCAAAAGCTAACAAACCTTCCTCCGTGATACTCCACTCAGAATAGTTGTGTTTGCGTGGTTGGATAATGTGGATATTGACCTGCTTAATATCCACAAACGCGCCATACTCTTGATACACACCTAAAGCATATAGCTGACCTTGTGTGTTCTCAACGGCCGATACTTCAACGCCTTGCCCGTATTTCAAATCGCAAACGTGAATTGTACCATCGGTTTGAATAATGACTACGTCAGCCGTGCCAAAACCCTCAGGCACATAATCCGTAAACGCCACTCGCTTTTCTATGATAAGCCTAGAATCGTCAAGTAGTAAATCGTTGACGTAATCCACGTATTTATTAACATGGTGCGCCATATCCGCATCTACAACAAAGCCGTTAAAGGTCTCCCCAATAAAAGTTTCCGCGCCTATGCCCTTAGCGAAGCACTTCTCTGATAACTCGTGTGCGGCTGTACCCTCTTCAGCAAAGACATTGTTCGTTTTATCGACCTTGTACATCGCCTCTGCCGCTACAGAGCCGCTACACCCCATCCACTTTGCGCTACCACTAGCCGATAGCTTGGCATGCGCTCTTGTGCTATGTTCAATCATACCAATTTCACTTTATATTGATTGGCCAAAGCCATAAGCGCATCGTGAAGGTCTTGTAACTTATTGGCCGCTACACCCGCCACCTTAACCGCTCCTGTCTCCACCACAGCCTTTTTAAGGTCTGTAGCAGGTACGCCACCACGGTTCAAGACGTTACATAACTCTTGCACTTGTGCGTGGGATAACTCTTTTACCTCTTTAGCCTTAACGGGTTCTTTCACTTCTTTCACTTCTTTCACTTCTTTCACTTCTTTCACTTCTTTCACTTCTTTCACTTCTTTCACTTCTTTAGCTTTAACAGGTGCTGGTACGACTGTAGCTTCTTGCACCTCTAAAACTTTCTGTGCGCCCATTGTGGCGGTTAATGCTTCAACCGCTTGACGCAATAGTTGGATTTCAGTTTCTAGTGACATTTTGTATTCCTTTTGCTATATTTGGGTAAATTAAATTAGATTTTAAAGAGAGCAACTATGTTACACCCTTATGAAGTTAGTAAACAAGCTAAATTATTAAAAGTTAGCCTTATTTGTAAAGCCACGGGCTTAACCCATCCAACTGTAATGCGTATTAAATCAGGTGATTTAAGTGTGACCTTGAAAAACTACAAGCTGGTCAGTGATTTCCTGTTATCCACCCAACAGTAGTTTCGGTGGTCTAACTACATTTGCATATTCCGTTACCCGCTCTTTGGCAAATTGGTAAATGTCTTTGTAGTTACTGTTACGCTGCATGCCGTTTTCAATAGCTTGTTTGGCTACTTGCTCTGCAACGATTAAAAAACCCAAATCCATCAAGTCTAATGTGTCGCGGAACTTACCTTGCTTATCCGCATTGGCGATAAGCCCCAAAGCCTTGTATTCCATTTTGGTTATGTTGCTGTAGTACATAGTTGCGTTTTTACTGCCTTGTGCTGTCGCATACTCTACAAACTTTTGAATCGTGTCTGTGATGTCGCGCCTAACAGATTTGCCTTGTAGCCTAGCTTGTTTCCATTCCAGTTTATCGTGCTGTTTTAATAACTCACGCTCCATCATGTTAAAAGCGTTTATATACTGTTCTTTCCACTTAGCTGCTTCTTTACCTGTGAAACCCATACAAAGAAAACTAAACCCATCACGAGTTAAATCAAAAGACGGATAGGTGCGGCCACGCACTAGATAATCTCGTGGCGCAAAATTGCGCTGCGAGAAATTCGCACTGCAATCTAAGTTATCTATGGCTTTTAGGACATCTTTATGGTTTTTACGAAAATGTTTTGCTACCCCCATAGAGTTAACAAGCATTTGTGAATCTACTACGGATATTAAATCGTTCATTTTTATTACTCCTTTTGTTGTTTCAGCTTTATTATATCACTATTAATATTCAATAGTGATATTTATTAGTGAAATAATCAAAGGCTGATTTGTTGTTTCCTAGCATCTCTAAAGTGATACCTGGCGGCAGTCTTAACAGAAATGCTGTATTTCAATTTAGCTAATTCTTTTTCTAAATCTTCTTCCGTTGCAGTCTTATCTGTTATCAAGGCTTTCAACTCTTTGGCTATCGACCTAAATGTGTGTCTAATAATTACCACGGTAAAACCTCCTCAATCATACTGGCCATTTCTTGTATTTCCAACTGCGCGTGGCCGTCTTTTCGTAACGCTAGCATTTGTTTAAAGTGATGTTCCGAACCTGTGAGAATCACAGACGTTTCCATCGACACGGGCAGCCAAGTACGCGCCATCTCCGGTGCAACTCCCGCCATAATCATGCCGTTATAAAGTCCTTTTGACCGCTCAATATGCGCATCATAAGCCATCGCGTAATGGTGCGTGTCTTCGTGAATGTTTCCACTACCTTGCTTAATTGAACCTTCGGGTTTTGACCGCCAAAAATCAGGAATCCAAAACGTAGGGCTGTCTGATACGTAGCGTCTGCTGATTCGGTTTTTAGCAAACATTTTATGCGTGAATAATTGCTCCATCACAAAGATTGGTGCGGTCACTCTTATTGTGTGGTCGATGAATCGGGTATTGCCAACTTTTACTGTCTCGTCCATTGGCCTGATTATGTCTTTGCGTACTCCAAACAGATACACGTACTCGTTTTGTTGCTCCATGCCAAAAGCTGCTGCGCTAATTGGCATCAACGAAATCAGCTTATTGGTAATGCCTTCAGAATTTTTAACTAAACCAGCTTCGATTAAACGCACCCAACCGTAAAAGCTGGTGCGAAAGTGGTCATCATCCCACACCGCGCCCATAAGTAACTCAGGGTCGCGCACGTTATATAAGTAGACTTGCGCCTTAAATGTAAATCGTTGGTGAAAGAATGGCGATATGTGCATATTCTTGGCTAGATAGTTAATTAGCCCCGTGTCTTTTCCAACATCCAATCCGTCATTCCATTTATCGAATGATACACGCGCTATGTTAGCGGCCGATAGGTCATCGTTGTTATGTTTTATTAATTCTGCTTTCATTGCGGTGCGCTCCAACCAATAGGTTTTAAAATCTTGTTCTTCGGATAGAATTTACCGTTGACCGTTTGGTTGATATAGGATTTCAAAACGAAAACATCCTCGCTTGGGTAAACGTAATTCGCTATGCCTTGCTCCGCTAGCATAATGCTGCTATGCCAAGCTAAGTGCCTTGACGTTGTAAACTTCTTGAAGTTAGCTTCTAGCACTTTTGTTTGCCATGCCGATACATCGTCATGGCTTAACTTTGGAAAGGCTCGCATTAAATCTCCGTACATGTCCGCTAGTTTATCGTGCATCTCTAAGTCGATATGGCCTAGTGTGGTAAGCACATGCAACACAAAGGCACTATCAACAAATGCATCTATGGCCTCGTCAAGTGTTCTAGCGGATAACCACTCGTCTACACTCTCTTCCATGAAACAATCCAATTGCGCGGGAATATCCTCTTTAGTCAATCCCGCTTTTCTAACCCATTCCGTAACAGTCATTTCACACCCCACGCATCATATTTGCTATTCGCTACAATCTTAGCAATTCTATAAGACGCAAATTCTTTACTCGCCGCTATCTCTTTCGAGCCTAGCATGCCTTCTTGACTAATCTCTTGCGCCACTTCGTTGTCGTCTTCGTCAAAGTAGCTGATTAGGTAATCTCCGATTTTAGCTATTGGTTTCATTGTTAATATTCCTCTTGGTTACAAAACAGTTTTTCTTGTGTTCGTTTTGAGTTGTTTGTGGCCGATAGGCTTGAGCGGTGGTCAAAACTGGCAACCTCGTGCAAACCGTTAAACGCATAACTAGACACGTAGATTTTAAACGGTGACTTCATGCAATACTCCAGTAATGCCTCGTGGCAAATATCGTTTTTGTATTTGGCCGTACCCGCGTATGGCGGGTCTAGGTAAATAACTGTTTCATCAATAGGAGTATTTATCGTCACGTCCACGTAGGACTGGTTTGTAATAGTCGGAGATTGTAAAACTTTGCCTTGGTCGATATTCTGCAACCTGTTAAGCCTTTCTAAGTTTTGCAACCTGTTAATCCCTTCTATGTGTTGCATTTGAAACTGACCTTCTACGCTCCGTTTAAAAAACAATCTGCGCTCGTCCATGTCGTCAAGAGCGAACAACTCTTTTTCTATTTGCCCTAGTCCAAACTCTGCTAATGCTTTCGCGTCCTTGTTCACTATCGCTTTATGGGCTAGGCTTTTCAGTCTTTCGTTTTCTTTGCTGTACAAGTAGCCTTTTTCTTTATTGTTGCCAAAACTCCAACACGTTGCAACTAGACCGCCTAACCAAGTCGGGTCATCTTTAAGCGCGTGGAACTCCTCACGACTAAACCATTTATAGAAATCCTCGGTCACACCATCGGTTAAAACCTTTTTCAGTAACTCGACAACGCCCGTGTTCAATTCATTGTAGTGAACAGTCTCAAGCTGGTCTAGTTGAGCGGCATAAAGTGACATAGCCGCCCCACCGCCGAACAAGTCGTAAAAGTGTTTGGCGTTCGGGTTGTGTTCTAGGATATGGCCGAAAATCTTTGGTGCTAGCTTGGCCTTGCTGCCCATGTAAGGTATTGATAATTGCTTAATCATCGACCACCCGCCAAGGCTTCTGCCTTTAGTGCTGAGTAGGCCACACCATCTACTGCGCTGTCGTTGTGGTAAGTAGGTGCTGCGGCTTGTCTTACGTTTTTCAGAATCTCCATGAACAACCACCCGTCAGCTTCGGTTAGTTTATATCCTGTGATAATGTTAAACGCGCCTACTGTTTTGCCCATAGACCGCTCCCCCTGCGGTGAGTCGTATTGTTTACCGCGCTCTTGCATAACCTCCACAGCTTCCGTTAAAAACTCTTCCGCTGTTTCTGTTTCTTTGTTTGCATAGTCCATTCCAAACCAATCGTTCATTTCAATCTCCTCAATTGTATCAATAGGCCAATTCTGTGGCATGTCAGTTGGCCAATTCTCTGTTAGGCCGTAAGGTACTCCGGCTACTTCTGTATGAACCCAAGTGCCGCTGTCTAACGCTGTGGGTTGCAAAGGCCAAAGGTGTACACACCCGTTTTTATTTATGGTTTTGTAGATTTTCATTTCTTACTCCTTAGATAGTCACATACTTGTGACGCTTTAGCGTGGTTGGTGTATTCGCCCACTTTCTTTTTGTTGATATAAACTATGTATTTTATCCCGTTAAAGTGAACCATCTTATTTCCCAATTGTTAAAGAACTTTTTTTACGTGCTTAGTATAACAGTAATTTACTTTAAATTAAATTATATTTTAAGTAAATTATTGTTATACTGTCCACGACAACAAAAGGAGAACGAAATGTCAGAATTAGAACTTGTTAGATTGCTTAAATACTTTGGTGGGCGTAAAACATTTTTAGCTGAGAAGCTGGGCGTAACAAAGGGGGCTATTGGCCATTATTTTAAGTTGGGGCATGTCACAGCTGAAATGGCTATTAAGATTGAGCGACTAACCGAAGGTGAGTTTAAAGCTGTTAATTTATTCAAAGCCGATTAAATAAAAAAGCCACTTTGATTAGTGGCTTTTTTACGTCTACGTTTTATAATTTTTCTAGCTAAAGATATACATTAACGCCGCAATTGATAACCATAGTGGCCACATGGCAGCTACCGCCATCACTAAGAATGCCATAACCACGATAACCCACTCTAAAACATTCATAACTCCCCCGCTTCATACTCTTCGCATCTGTGTTCCTCTAACTCTTCGCGCTCTTCCATTTCTAGTCGAACCTTGTGTGGTAGATAGTCGGTTGCTAAGTCAATGTCCATTTCATAATCGCCTTTATTGTAAGTAATCATAATTGAAACTCTCCAAATTCACCCTCGTCAATTTGTACGTTTAAGCCGCCTGTAATGTAGCTGCTTAACTCTTGTTCCTGCGGTGCTACTTGCACATTAGTGCTAGTCGTCCAGGCGTTCATCCAGGGTAGGGGGTTGGTCTGCTTGTACTTAGCGGGTAAGCCTAATGCTTCGATTCGCTTATCCGCAATGTGCTGTACGTATTGCTTCAGAATAGCGGCATTCAAGCCCATCATAGAGCCATCTTTAAACAGATAATCCGCCCAATCACATTCTTGCTGTACAGCTTCATCAAACATTCGGTTCATGTCGTCCATGCAGTCCAGGAATATGCCTTGCCACTCGCTCCCCTCATCGCCTTGCGCCAGGGCTTGTAAAATTCTTTGCGTTGCGGCTAGGTGAATAGCCTCATCCCTGCAAATCAGCTTTACAATCGCTGCTGACCCGGTCATTAAGTTGCGTTCGGCGAAGCTGAAAGTACACGCGAACGACACATAAAAGCGAATACCCTCCAAAATATTAACGCTCATAAGAGTACGCATAAGCGTTATTTTATGCTCCCTCGTGTTGTGCAAAGGGTGATTAACCGAGTTCATGGCAATCAAATTGTCATAATCCTTTGTTACCGCACTTGCTCTGTCGATGATTTGTGGTACGTCTAAAATGTGGTCTAACACCTCACTTGGGTGGTTGTACACGTTACGAATAATATGCGTGTATGAACGGCTATGTATGGACTCGATAAACGTCCATGCAACTACCCACGCTTCCAACTCCGGCAAACTACAAACGGGCAGGAATGCCGCACTTGGCGCACGACCTTGTACACTGTCTAGCAAAATTTGGTATTTAAGGTTGCCGGTGAAAATGTGTTTTTCATTATCTGAAAGGCTTTCATAATCGCTACGGTCGGTGCTTAAATCCACCTCTGTTTCCCGCCAAAAGAAACCTAGTTGCTTCTCCGTAAACTTCTCAATCCACGGATATTTAACCTCGTCAAACCTAGCCACATTCACGCCGTTACCTAAAAACATAGGCTCGGCTAGGTGGTTGTTCTTCTCTTCGTTGAAAATGCTCATTCTGCTAACTCCATAAAATCCCAAGCTGACGTGCATGTTTCTGTAAAGCTTGTTTTTCCATCACCCCAGGCTAATGCTTTGCCATTTTCACCAACACCAGCAAAATGCCTTTTAAACTTGGTTACTTTATGATTGCCGTTCCAACACAAAACCTTAGTATCAATCGGCCAATCTTCATACGGGTTTACTTCGATTAAATCGTACTCACGCTCTACGTCGTTACGATGGTGTAAGTTTTTTGTCCAAGAAGCTAACGTCCAGCCTTCTTCAAACTTAATTTCTCCTATAATTGGGTACTTTTCTTGGTTTCCATTCTCTGTGTAAATGACTGCAGGGTATCCGTTTCTAGTTCTATACTTTTTCATTCTGCTAACTCCTAATCAACAATCTTTCTAAGTGATTTTTTCCAGTTTTTTAATTTTATTTTTTCTGTGCCCACGAGTCCGTACTTCGAAGGTTGAGGGCAGGAGAATGTGTGGTAACCCTTTTTTACTTTTGGTTTTTCAGTGTAAACGTAACTTGTCCCGTCTTCATCAATCGCATACCAATTAGCCCACGAAGGCCAAGCTTCTTCACGCGCAATGGTTCTCATCTCTATTTATCTTCTTTTTTAATACCAGTCCAAGCCAACAACTTAACAGCAGCCACTGCCCAAATCATTAAAACCAGTAAAAATATCTGAATTTCTATCATTTCACACCTCTCTCACAAATCATTGGGTTTAAACTCCTAGCGTCATAAACAGGCGTTAAAGTTTCCTCAAAATACGTTACGCTTTGTATACAAACCTGGGTTGGTGGTGCGTTTACGTCAATGTTTGCCAACTTTTCAATTGATGTAAACGATACGTACACTAACAAAACAATCGTAAAAAATAATAGGATAGAAATAGCTACGCCTTCCCAATCAAAGTTTTTCATCTAGCATCTCCAAAAATATATAAATCACTATCATAAGCGGCACGTAGAATTTCCATTTTGTAATCTTCTGTTACGTCTTCAATGCTGATTCCACCACCTGGGAACGTACCCTCTTCACTTGCAAAACTCATATCGTAAAACCCGTTGCCGTTGGCGTCGTAAACTAAAACCCACGAGATGCCCTTATATACAAATTCAAATTCCATTTTATTTCCCCTTTGCTAAAAATATGTGAGCGATGATTGTGCCGAACAGTGCCGGCCAAAAGAATAGCAGTGCCGCGATGTGCAGGATTACCATTAATGCTGTCATTTTGCGTTTCCTTTTTACTCTGTAGGTGTTTGTCTTTAACTCGAAGCCAGTATTGTCGGGCGTTCTAAAATATGCAGTCCACCCAGTTTTTGCGTAGGGTAATACTGTCGCCAAGAAAGTGATTACAACCTTCTAATTCAGCAATTACGCGCTCAATTTCCACAGCCAAGGCGTGGATTGTGTCTTGTCGCATATCAAAGGTTATTTTCACACTTTGTGTCATGTTGCTTATGCAATGGGACACATTTTCGACCCCGTATTCCTCTTGTATCCTCACTTCCCCTACCGCATCGCACCAACCTGTATTATCTACATCCCAAAAGGTTAACCCCCTCAAAGGTCTAGTCATGCGAGTTCGCTCCGCCACTTCACTAAATATGGAGGTAATACCCCAGCGGGGGATGCCTAAAAACTCTTTCTCATCCAGCGCATCCAACACGGCCTTGGTTTCCTGTTCTCTTGCTTCTAACTCAGTGTCTTGGCGGCTTAATAGGTGGGTCAAGTAAGCGCGTAGGCTCTTATGGCGTTCAATAGCTGCGTCAGAGATTGCTTCCATTTCTGTTGTGGTCATTCTGCATTACTCCTGTTGGTTTGAAAAATGTGTTTGTCTTTAACTCGAGGCCATTGTAGCTAATGCCACAAGCAATTACAAGCAAATGTTTTAAATTGTTTTATTGAAAGTTGAAAATTTTGTGTTACTATAGTTACCGCAATCTATGAAAGGAGTTAGATAATGCAGATTTTTACTTTAGACAGACATAGGCTGGTGGCCGTAGCCGTAGCCTCTGCAGGTTCGCAAACGGCCTTGGCCGCACGGTTCGGTGTCCGACCTCAAGCGGTTCAATATTGGTTACGTAAAGGCTGTCCAGTTGGACAATACATAGCCTTGTTAGATTTTGTTAGAGAGGCTGGGAATTTACATTTAGTTGAGGAGAAAACCAAACATGAGTGAGGCATTACTAGAAGACAGCAACGGAGTAGTATCCGTGGTGCTAGAAAACGATTTTGATGTGAGTTACACACACTACACAAGCCGTACAGACACAACAGGCAAGCCTAAATCGGTTCTCTTATCTAAATTCCTGTTGAATGTGAATCAGCCTACCCGCACACATGAGTCTGTGGCTGAGTTTAACGCCATGCCTGATGCTGAGAAGGTCAAACTGAAGGACGCTGGTGGCTTTATCGGTGGTTTGGTTAAGCCTGGACGTACTTCTTCGGCCGTTGCTAACCGTACTTTCATCGCTTTAGATATTGACGACCACGTAGAGCGCGATATTTTAAGCGTTATCCACACGAAGCTATCTAATTACGCCTACACAGTGTATTCGACTCGTAAGCATACCGATGCCAAACCGCGATACCGTGTGCTTGTGTACCTATCTGAGCCTGTCTTATCTGACGAATACCAGCCTATCGCACGTAAGATAGCCCAACGTATTGGTATGGAGAATTTCGACCCTACTACGTTCGCTGTGGCGCGCTTAATGTTCTACCCCACTACTTCTATGGACGGTTGCTTCTTATATAAGCACAACGATATGCCGCCTATCGTGCCTAACACCGTTTTAATGGCCTATGATAAGGAGTTTAAGACTGAGGGGGCGTGGCGCGATGCGTTTAATTGGCCTCAATGCCCACAAGAGAACTCGGCATTGATGACTGAGATTGATAAACAGAAAAAACCAGCAGTTAGCCCTTTGGCCAAACGCAATATCATTGGCGCTTTTTGTAACATCTACACCGTTAAAGATGCCATAGATACGTTTTTGACTGATGTGTATAAGCCGCACAGTGAAAATCGTTACACCTATGTTAGCCCTCAGACGCAAGGCGTTGGCGGTTTGATTCTATACGAACAGGGTTTGTTTAGTTATTCGCAACACTCTACTGACCCGTCCAATACTGGCCATTTGTGTAACGCCTTTGATTTGGTGCGTATCCACCTGTTTGGTGCAATGGACAGCAACATCAGTGCCAACACAATTCAGACTAAGATACCTAGCTACGTGGCTATGATTGGTTGGATTAAGCAGTCTGTGCCTGACGTTATGCTTGCGCTCAACAAGATGGGGTTAAACCCTGTGGCCGATGATATGGTGTTTGAGTTATTCGGTGATTTATTGCCTGAGCAACTTATGGCCGACACCGACCAAGAGAAAGCGGATGCTAAGTGGTTATCTGAATTAATCAGAGCCGCCAACAACACTATTATTCCTAACATGAAGACGAACGTAGTGACCATTCTACAGAATGACGTGCATTTAAAAAGCGCGATTCGCTACAACGAGTTTAACGACGTGATGGAAACCCGTGAAGGGCAAGAGTGGCGCGACAAGGACGACACGGCTGTGGCTATGTACATAGAGCGTAAATACAACTTCGCGCCTAGCAAGGACGCTTTTCACGCTGGTATTGATTATTACGCTCGTAAGGTGACTAACTACCACCCAGTAAAACAGTATTTAGAAGCGTTGGTGTGGGACGGTGTAGAGCGTTGTGCTTCTCTATTTGTGGATTGGTTGGGGGCTGAGGACAACGTGTTCATGTGTGAGGCCGCGTCACTGTTTACTAGAGCCGCTGTTAGCCGTATCTATCATCCAGGGCGTAAATTCGACCACATGGTGATTATTGATGGTAAGCAGGGATTGGGCAAATCCACGTTCTTTAGTTTATTGGGCAAAGGTGTTTGGCATGGTGAACTATCCACTCTTGACGACCAAAAGGCGGCTGAGGCCATGTCAGGTTTGTGGATTATTGAAATGCCCGAATTGAAAGCCAAACAAGGCGCGTCTGACGGGGTTAAAAAGGCGTTTATTACCAAACCAGCTTTTAAATATCGTGCCGCTTATGCGCGTAGAGCGGAAACCCGCCCTGTGTGGTATGTGTTGACTGGTACGACCAACGAAGCTACGTACCTAACCGATACTACAGGAAACCGTAGATACTGGCCTGTGTCTATGCACAAGGCTTTAGATATTAAAGGCTTTACCGGTATTGTTGACCAAATATGGGCTGAGGCGTATCAGAACTACCTTGTTGAGCCTAGTAAGGCGCTTGTCTTATCCGATGAAGCCGTTGAACTAGCCAACGAAGCGCAAAGCGGCAAGCAGGATGTGCATGAATGGTTCGGTATTATCCAGCATTTACTTGAAATGCCAGCACCAGCGGACAGATACCGCAGGGATTTTGACCCTTTATTTGCGGGGGATAGTGGCCAAATGGAGTTAAGGACTAAAATCTGTGCTTCTGAAATAGCTGAAGCATTGGGGCTGGAGTCTAATAAACTTACCGTATCTCAGCGTAACACCATTAAGGAGTGTATGGTTAGTATGGGTGAGTGGGGTTGGATTTACCCAGGAACGCTTCAATCTTATGGCCGATATGGCAAACAAAGAGGGTGGTCTAACCCAAATAATTACTCGTTTTAGAGTGGTGGCTGGTGGCAATTTTAGGGGTGGCATATCAGGTTTAGTGGGTAACAGGCCATTTTTTGGTGTTACCCCAGTAGGGGTAACAGAATAAAAAGTGTTACTTTGGTGTTACCTTTGGTGTTACCCCTTCAAACCCTTTAAATATAAGCCTTTAAGGTATAAGGTAACAAAAGTAATAGTATTTATATAAATAATTATATTATAGAATAAGGGTAATTAGTATAGTAATAGTATAGTATATATTCCCAACCACTATATAGAAAGTACCGTGCTTTTGTTACCCTGTTACCGCAGGTGTTTTTTAGGTCGTTTAGTCGGTGTGTTTTTAGGCGGCATTCGGCGCGTTGCTTGATGTGTGTTTTTGGTATGTTTCGGCTCGATATGCGCAAAGTGTTATAATGTAACATCACCAAGGCATTTTCTGTGTTGCACCAAAAGAGGGCAGGGTGTGCACCGTTATGGTGCGTAGTAAATACGTAGCGAGTAGGAATTCTAGATTTTATTACGGTGGTATCAAATTAGGAGAATGAAAATGTTGACTGAAGAAAAAGCGAAAAGAGTGAAAGAGGGAGTAAATCGAACAGGAGTTGGTGGTAAGCCTAAAGGTCATAGACATGACCCGAAGATACATATGCCGATTGGAAGGCAGAAAGGGGTGTTTACGCCACAACGAGAGGCGCTAGGTGTGATTATCGTTGAAGCGATGAACGGAGAGCATCCGCTACAGGCTTTAGCTAGGTTAGCCAAGAAGTCTGAAGATGAAGGCGATATCACGTTAGCTGTGGTCTGCTACAAAGAATTAGCAAACTACATTGCGCCAAAATTGAAGGCCGTAGAAATCACAAAGCAGACAGAACAGGCCAAGCCTATCACTATCATCATCAACGAGTCCATCACTCAGCAAGTTGAAGACAACCGCAGAAAAGCGTTACGACCAGTCGAAGACGGTGTGTTAGACGATTAAAATCCTTTTGTGTGGGGGAAGAGTTTTTTAGGAACGAGCGACCTTGGGGAAGAGTTTTTTAGGAACGAGCGAGTAAGGGGGTGGTAAATTCCGCCCCCACTTCAAATTGGGATGCCGTAAAGGGGTCGCCACGCGATTTTAATCAAAAACCTAACCCGTTATGGCGGATACTCTCATATCAAGCCCGTACGGGCGTTTAAATTTTTACCCTTGCCTAACGCATAGGACAACGCTCTTAAACCACGTGGCCATGCCTTAACGGGCTTTATACAGCGTTATTAAACCGTTTTAAATCTATGGGGTTTTAAGGCCGTGTAACACCTTACCCGCTATGCCAGTATAGGTTTTGGGCGATAATGCCGCCATGACGATTTGGGAGCGTTTTAAAGGTATTCCCATAGGGCGTGCAAGGTGCTATTTAAACGATTTACCCTTGCTTATGGTATCAATTAAGAATTTGAGGGCTTTGGTGGTGCGTAGATGCGCGTTTAAAACGGCTTTGTAGTGTTAAAGGCTAGGCGTGCAATTTTAAGCTAGTTTAATTTAAGCTGATTTAAGGCCGTTTAAGCCGTCACTCTTGCTTACGGCATGGCCAACAGGTTTTAAGGCTTTGGCGGTGCACAGGTAAGCGTTTAAAGCGTTTAAGATAGGATATTTTAGGCATAAAAAACCCGCTAAAAAGCAGGCATAAAAAACCAGCGTTTAAGCTGGTTTATGTTTTAAGCAGTTAATCTATTTTTTTGCCATTTTCCGTTTATTTTTTGCTCAAAATCATAGCAACTATAACTCTGTTGTGACACTTGACAAATCATGTCATAACCCAATTTTGTGGCTGCTATTTTGGCCGCCCTAGCAGTTTTATATGCACAGGCGGGGTATTTTGCTTCATCTTTATATACTAATGTAAACATAATTTTATCCTTTAAATTAAGTCCGTAAGCCATTGAATAGCAAGGCTTTTTGGGATTCTACACTCCCGGTTATTAAGCTG